ATTTGTTAAAGTTTAAGGTAAGGAGGGTTTTACCCCCCCTTACATGTTATTTTCCACTTACGGTTAATGTTCCCTTAACAATTGCAGCGGTATTGAAAATAACCTGTGCAACTCTTTCCTCAATTCTGAACATCACTTTGTTTTGTTTTGCTAAAGTAGCATCTTCAAACATCCTGATTTCGGGATTCATCCTACGAACAAACATCACCGCATTTCTATCTAATGCTAAGAAATCATCCGCATCGATTGAAGTAGTCGGAACGGTATCAAGTCCGGCAATTTGCAATCTGCCTTGCGCAAACGCTACGCTGTTTTGTGGTAAATCGTATTCGCCTGAACCAGTCGCTTTGTTCAGTCCGATCTTCACAACGTCACGAGGGTTTAAAATAACGTTCGTTGGTTGATAGAAATCATCTGTTTCAGTTGGTATTTGCCCAAACGCCGCATCGATAACTTTATCAACCGGATTGGTAAAATCTCCATCGTAAGCAGTTGCGGAAGTCAATAAGCCTAAAGCTGGGTTAGTCTGCTCCGCTGTACCGTTCAATATGAAGTCATTCTCGGCTGTTTTAAGACCGATAAGCAATTTCTGTTGCAAGTAGCCAGTTAGCCAATCGATATCATCCAGCATCTCACGCTCTACAACCACAAAACCCGCAAGCCATTTGAAGAACGCTGTTTCAGAGGTAAAGTCGTAATCAACCTGCGCTTTGTTCCCTTGTTTATCCCAAAACGCAACTGCACCCTCTTGTCCATTTTCCTTTGGATAAATGATTGAGTTTGCGGTTGATGTCGCCTGTGGTAGGATGTCGGCTAACCAAACTCGGTTGTAAGGATTCCAAACAAGGTTTTGTTGAACCTCCTGAATGAATGGAGTTGCTCCAGGAAAGTTTGCACCGATGCTCATATCACCAACTGTTTTCAGGGTGATATTTACAGGTGCATCTCCTTTTTCAAATGATTTAATCGCATCCGCATTCTCTCTGATTGCCTCAGCAAGATTTTGATTAAATGATTTTTCAGACCTTCCGCCTTTTTCTGTTTGCTCAAAAGCTTTAACGTGTGCAGAGAGCTCCGCAAGGTCTTTCCTAAATTGCTTCTCCATTTTCTCGAACTCCTCTTTGCTTAAAGATTTGTTTTCGAGCGTGTCGTACTTTTCTGAAAATGATTTTACCATTTTCTCAAACTCGGCCTTAGTCGTTTCAATAGCCAGATTCTTAATGTTTTGTTCAGCTTCCAGTCTTATTTCTTCGGCTGTTTTTTCTGTTTTTTCCATTTTTTTATTGTTTAATAAATTGTGAATAAATATTTTTAATGATATCTGACGGCTCAACTTTTGAAGTGTCAATAGACGGCTTCTCCCTGAGTGTCAAAAAGGTTTCTAATGATTTTAATATGTCGTCAGAAAAGTTATAATCATATGCTTTTACAATAGCATTCCAAAACTCCTCCTCCTTTAATTCCTTATTTTCCTGAAATGATTTAACCATGCTAACCATGCTTTGCATGTTAGCCTGTTCCATAGTTAAAACTGATATCTCTGATAGCTTGTACTCGGTAACGATTGATTTATTTTCTTTATCTCGCTTCATAACCCAACCGCCGATTGAAAATCCTGACTCAAAACCGTTTTCAACCAGAAATTTGCTCTCCGTATAGGTATCACGCCCTAACTGTGTGTCAAGTAGCATCTTTGCAGTCAAGTGTAAACCTATCGGGTCATCCGCCTTAAGCTCAACGGGGACGCCAACGAATTGGTTAGGGTCATGGTTTCGATAGATTTTTATTTTTGCTTTTCTTTCAGTCACCGTTTTCATAAAAGAATTGGGTGCAGAAATATCTCCCTGCAAATCTTTTACATTGTATATGTTTGCATACCCAATCAAGTGGCCGTCATTATTCGATGGCTCTAAATTAACTGGCGCTTGTTTGTAAATTAATTCGCTCATATCTGTTTTTTTTAAATCATTCCATTATTTTTTGCATACGAATATGAAATGTACATCACTTCACATCCGCAGTTGATTACATTTTCCGCACTTGCATTAGGGTCG